AGGTGTTAATAAAACATCTATTAACTTGAAGTAATAAGGAAAAAAGATGAACTTTCTAACAGAAAACCTAAGTTATGATCAAGCTAGAATAGAAACAGTTCGTTCAAACGAAGGTAAAGATCTGTATATGAAAGGCATTTTTATTGAAGGCGGGGTAAAAAATGCTAATCAGCGAATTTACCCCCCTAACGAAATTGCCAAAGCAGTGCAAAATTTAAACGAGCAGATTAATAAAGGTTATTCTGTGCTAGGTGAAGTGGATCATCCTACTAATCTGCGCATCAACCTTGATCGTGTTTCACATATGATCACTGAGATGTGGTTAGATGGCGCAAAAGGCTGCGGTAAATTAAAAATATTACCTACCCCAATGGGTAAAATAGTAACTGAAATGTTAAATGCTGGTGTTAAATTAGGTGTTAGTAGCCGCGGAAGTGGTGATGTTAATGAATCTAGTGGTACAGTTAGTAACTTTGACATTGTTACAGTAGATATTGTAGCACAACCTAGCGCACCAAGTGCTTATCCAGTAGCAGTTTATGAAGGTCTCATGAATATGCGAGGCGGGCACCGTGTGCTAGAAATGGCTAAGGATTTAAATTCAAATCAACAAGTACAGAAATATCTTGCAAATGAAGTTGCAAGATTAATCAACGAATTAAAAGTGAAATAAGGTTCAGGAGAAACGAATGTTCGAAGCATTAAAACCATTAATTGAAAGCGGTATCCTGAACGAAGAAACTCGTGAAGTTCTCGAAACAGCTTGGAATAACAAGTTAGACGAAGCTCGCGATGCTATTCGTACAGAAATCCGTGAAGAAATGGCTAATCGTTATGAACACGATAAGGCCGTAATGGTTGAGGCTCTTGATCGTATGGTATCAGAAACACTAACAGCAGAAGTTGAAAAAATTGCTGCTGAACGTGCTTCTATTGCTGAAGATCGTGTAAAGTTAGTTGAAACAATGATGACTAAGGCGGCAAACTTTGAAGACTTCTTAAATGAAGCTCTTGCTAAAGAAATTGCCGAACTTCACGCTGATCGTGCTGCAATTAAAACAGCAACAGCAAAACTAGATGACTTTGTAACAGAAAGTCTCCGCAAGGAGATTGTTGAATTTGCTGAAGATAAAGCAGATTTAGCTCGTGCAAAGGTTGAATTAGTAGTAGAAGGTAAGAAGAAGCTTAAGGCTTTGAGTGAAGCTTTCATTCAAAGAGCAGCAGTTCTAGTAGACAACGCTACTGATAAAACACTACGAACAGAACTCAAGCAATTAAAAGAAGATATTCAGGAAGCAAAAGAAAATAATTTCGGACGTAGAATTTTCGAAGCTTTTGCTACAGAATTTACTGCTACACATCTTAACGAACGTGCAGAAATCAAGAAGATGCAACGTGCAATCGACATGATGGAAAGTCAAGTTCAACAAGCTCGTGAAGCAGCAGAATTAGCTGAAGCAACAGCAGCAGCTAAAGAAACTGAGATTAAACGAATTACTGAATCAATTGAGCGTGATCGCAAGATTGATGATTTAATGAAGCCTCTCAGCAAAGATAAGGCCAACGTCATGAAGCAACTCTTGGAGTCAACTCCAACTGATCGCTTAGAGGCCGCATTTAAGAAATATCTAACCCCTGTAATGGAAGGTAAAGCTTCAGCACCACAGAAGACTGTGCTTGCAGAATCTAAAGCCGAAGTTACTGGAGATAGAACAGTAAAAACAGAACAGTCAAACAACATCATTGAGATCCGTCGCTTGGCTGGACTAAAAACAAATTAATAATTGGAGAAAATGTAAATGTCACAAGAATTACTAGAAGGACGTTGGGGTGAGACTAAGGCAGCTTTGCTAGAAGGTCTAACCGGCAACCGTAAGACTACAATGAGCATGGTGCTCGAAAATACTAAAAAGTATCTAACAGAAAGTGCTTCTGTTGGTGCAACTGCTTCAGGTAATGTTGCAACACTAAACCGCGTGATTCTCCCAGTAATCCGTCGTGTTATGCCTACTGTTATTGCTAACGAAATCGTTGGCGTACAGCCAATGACTGGTCCTGTAGCACAGATTCACACTCTACGTGTTCGTTATGCTGATTCTTTCAGCAGCAGCGCAAGTGGTTCTGCTGGTACAGATGCTTCTCCAGGTGATGAAGCACTAAGCCCATTCAAGATTGCTAGTGGTTATTCAGGTACTGCACCTGGTGTAACTAGCACTGATGGTCGTGCAGGTTCAACTGGTTCAATGGAAGGTACTCCAGGTCGTAAGCTAAACGTACAAATCTTGAAGCAACCTGTAGAAGCTAAGACTCGCAAGCTATCAGCTCGCTGGACTTTTGAAGCTGCTCAGGACGCACAGGCAATGCACGGTCTTGACATTGAAGCAGAAATTATGGCAGCTCTTGCCCAAGAAATTACTGCTGAAATTGATCAGGAAATCCTATACAGCCTACGTTCACTAGCTGCAACTGAAGAAACCTTCAACCAAGCTACTGTAAGTGGTACTGCAACTTTCGTTGGTGACGAACATGCTGCTCTAGCAGTTCTAATCAACCGCACTGCAAACAAGATTGCACAACGCACACGTCGTGGTGCTGGTAACTGGGCAGTTGTAAGTCCAACTGTTCTAACTATCCTACAGAGCGCAACAACTTCTGCTTTCGCTCGTACAACTGAAGGTTCATTTGAAGCTCCAACTAACACTAAGTTTGTTGGTACTCTAAATGGTTCAATGCGTGTTTATGTTGACTCATATGCTGATGACACTATTCCGGTGCTTGTTGGTTATAAGGGTACTTCAGAAGCAGACGCAGCAGCTTTCTACTGCCCATACATTCCTCTAATGTCAAGCGGTGTTGTACTTGATCCACAGACTTTTGAACCAGTAGTTGGCTTTATGACTCGTTACGGTTATATCGAGCTAACTAACGTTGCAAGCAGCTTCGGCAATGCTGGCGACTACCTAGGTGAGATTGCTGTAAGCAACTTAGCATTCTCATAATAATTGAGAGTACAAAAACAAAAAGGGGCTGAAAAGCCCCTTTTTTATTGATTAAATTTCTTTAAAAACGTTGATCAAGTCTAAAGCTTACTCTTGGAATGTCTTCTCTAGTTAACCCCAAATTTGATAAATCTTTATCACTTAATGAACTTAGTTCACTGTATGTTCGATAAGACATTTTAGCTTCATCAAAAGCATTAACCCAAGCATTTAAATAGTCAAATATAGATAAAAACATTGTCATTTTTCCTTCCTCTTTCTTATTGTATATTAGTATTTATGGCATTGCAAGCAAAACAATGCTGCACTGCACACATATCTGTCATGCATATTTAAAAAACTTAAAAACAGTAAATATAGTATAAGGATTACAAAAGATGCTAAGACGCTATTATGGTAAAATCAGTTTTTTAGATATCAATGAATTTGTTGGTAAAGATGGCGAATTAGTAGTTGATGATACTACAGGTCGTGTTTATGTTATGGACGGTGAAACACCGGGCGGGCAAGAATTGGTTGGTGGTCTTATTGATGGTAATATTAATCTTGGTAATCTTTATGTTATAGATCAAACAATTGTACCTGCAAACTTAAATGCTAATGTTAATATTATCGGTAATTTACAATTAGATCATACTAGAGGTAATTCATTTATTGCAAATTTAGGAGCTGGATTTAATCAAGGGTTTGGCGGATTTAGATTTAATGCTACTAATAATGAAAGTGATGTAACTGGATTAGTTCACTCTAATCAAACAACTAGTCTAAACCTAACTCACGCAAGCAATATTGGTGTAGCAGTTTATCCAAACGGCAGTGTAACTTTTCCAAATGGTGTTTCAGCAAATGTTAGAGTTAACGCTTCTGTTATTTCTTCATCATTTATTGCTTCACAAGGGATTTTACATGGTTATAGGTTTCATGAATCTTCCACTGGGATTGTTGCACCCACATCAATAGTGCATGACAGCATTGAAAATCAGTTAAAAATAATTCATGAAGGTGGTACAGGTATTGCTATAAATTCAAATAGCAGTGTAAAAATTAGCAATATTACTATTGATAATACAACGATAAATTCTAATTTAGATATTATATTAAATGCAAATTTAATACCGGGAGCTAATTTAACTTATAGTTTAGGAAATATAGATAATCAATGGAATGATCTTTGGATCAGTAACAGTACTATCTATATTGGTGGGGTAGCTGTATCTGTAAATGAATTTGGTAATTTATTAGTAGACGGTAATGAAATTGCTACAAAAGATTATGTTGCTGATGTTGTGAGCGGGAATGTTAGTTTTGAATTAGGCAATTGGCAATTTGAAAATAATACATTGTCTAACGATGGCGCAGGAGACGCTATTATTCAAGCTAGTTCTTTTGCTGGAGCAGGAATAGTATTAAAAACAGGTATATCAGCACCTTTTAAAGATTTAGTATTAGATCAATCAGGCAACTTAACAATACCTGGTTATCTAACATTTTGGGATAGTAGTGTACAAGAAACAGCTTATAGATTCAGTGCTACTGATACCGCGCCTACAATAACTACAGGCGCACAATGGTTTAACACAGAAGAAGGTAGACTTTATATCAACTATAATAATGCATGGGTTGAAGCAAGTCCTACACAAATTGATCCATTAGCAATTAGATTTAACGAATTAAATCAGATTGAATTGCCAGGTGGCGGCATTATTGACGGCTCTGACTTTGATATTGATATAATAGCAGGTAATGATGGTAATAGTACTTACGGCCATGTCAGTTTCACTACAAATAGTCCCAATGGACTTAATTCATTGACTTATAACAGTCTTGGAGAAATAACTGTTTCTACCGCGAGTGCTAATGACGGTCTGATTAAATGGGTAGGTAATTCGTCAGGTGACGGTAATGGTTATACAACTATGGTCATGGTACCTGATACCACAGTAGAAGGTAATGATCAGTATCTCATTGTAGATCCTACATTAGTAAATCACATACACATTCGTGCAGGCGGTACACAGGACAACAGCAACGCTGATCTGTTCTTAGGCGGTGAAAATAGCCATTTCCGAGTCAACAGCGGCCTTAATCCCAATGTTTCTATTAGTGCTAATAACAATATTTGGACATTTGGTACAGATGGTAATCTAACTGTACCAGGATGGATATCAAGTACAACAGGTACTCTTGTACTTAATGCTAATGTTGCACAATCTAATCTAGCTTGGGGTATACAAAATGATATATTTGGTGCAAATAGTTCTGCACTAGTAGCACCAGCAAGCGACGAACAAAATCAAGGCCAGCTTATATTTCCTGGAGCTAATGGAGTAGGATATGGTGCCTTAGCCTGGACTGGTAATGTAGGATCACCATTTGATAGCAGTATGATCTTAGGTAGTGTTAATAGCAATGTGTCTATCCTAACAGCTTTTGATAGTACTATTAATTTGTGGAGATTTGACACAGACGGTAACTTAACATTACCTGAAAATGGTACAGTTTCATATACACCTACAAATTCTAGCGACTGGGACGGGATTGCGCCAACTACAATACAAGAAGCTATTGATAGATTAGCAGCGGTAATTAAAGTATTGAATAGCGGTACAGGAGCATAATAAATGATTACATTTCCAAATAATCCAACAGAAGGACAAATTTATATAGGAATTAACGGCATCACGTATACCTGGTTAGGCAATCGTTGGAATGGTACTATTGCTTTAGCTAATGGAACAGCAGAATACTATGTAGATAATGGAGATGCATATTTTGAATACGACCCCGATCTTCATAATGAATTAGACGGCGGCACAGCATAATAAGGGATAATAAAAATGACAACAAGAATTAAATTACGTAGAGATACCGCTGCTAACTGGTTAAGTGCTGATCCTGTATTAGCATTAGGCGAAGCAGGGTATGATACAACAAACAATGAATTAAAAGTAGGTGATGGTACAAGTATATGGAGTGCTTTAAGTCCAATTGGCGGTAGTGGACAAGCAACAAACATTGAACTAACTGGTACTATTCCTTATACCAACAACAATGTGTTAAGCACAGTTGTTGATTTTGAAAGACCTAATAATGAAATAAACACAGTTGATGAGATTGACACTGGGCTTACTCTAAAACGCGGCAACAACGGCGGACTATACAACTCTGCAGACAATGTGGAAACTAACTGGAATAGCAACCAAAGTCCACTAGGTACTGAGTGGAACGCAGACGGTTGGGGCGATCTAACTGATGTTGAAACAAGAACCTACACAACATTTTATAATGCTTGTGATCAAAACATTGGATCGGTTGTTACTCATAAAGAATTTGTCATGCACGACACCATCAATGACAAATACTACAAGATCAAATTCCACTTTTGGCAACCCAACAATGGTGGAGGCGCTGCCCAATCCTTAGATGGAAGATCGGGATTCTCCTACACTCGTACTCTGTTGGATTTATCCAACGGTGTTTATTTTGTTAGACCTGCAGACGACTCTAGCGTAAGAGATGCTATAGGTCCTGGCTTAACTATTGCAAGAGATTCAATAGGCGGCATTTACAACAGCGAAGTAGATGCTGAATGGGATCCAGACAACACACCAACGGGCACACTGTGGAATGATGACGGTTGGGATAACTTTGAGGATATCACCACACGCACCTGGAAACCATTGTATTCTGCGGTACACGGACAACTGGGCAATCACCTAGTGGGTGCCGAACTGCTTATGCACGACACCATTAACGACAAGTATTACACAGTGAAATTTACAGACTGGGGACAAAACAACGGTGGTAGTTTTGCTTATCTTCGCAGAGAGATAAATCCTACTGGTACTAAATTAGGCATTACCTTTGCTGACGGATCTGTGCAGAAAACAGCAACTACACTGGGAGATCTCCATGTGGTTAACGGTAAAGTGTTTGAAAATGCCGTGCAACCAGGACATGGTGCTGAGATTAGATACGATGTAAAAAACAACTTTTACTATGGTACCTATGCCTGGACCGGTACTGCCAACTGGGTCGCTTCAGGCAATGATGGCTATATCCAGTTTGACAACAGTGATTCGACCAACGGCAATCAAATGGATTTTCGTAATTTCCTAAACGACCTTGGTCGTTGGCACACGAAAACAGTAAGTATTAATGGCGGTGATCCGCAGACAATCACTAACTGGAGCAACAACTATATCTACACTGAAGACCCTCCTGCTACCGATCCAACTGAGGTAACTGAAGTAAGATTCTTTGTGACATTCCGCAGCCGTTTCTACATGGGTGGCGAAAACACAGTGGGTTTCTTCCTTAATGACAGGGACGAATCATTTGAAGTTCAATCGCGAGACATCAATCTCTACGCCGACGACGATGTGCGTATTCGTGGCCGAGACTTGGTAGAGATACGCAACACTGCCACTGAAGATGGTGTAAGAATTGTAACTGATGGTAACAACACCAACAAGACTTGGGAATTTATGCCAGACGGCAGCTTACAGTTGCCAAACATGGACACCACAGGTTGGAATTACAGCTACAACCTCAACGGTCCTACATTGAAACTGGGCAACAATCAAGACCAGACCATTATCACAGGAGCCAC